AAATAAAAGAAGAACCAATGCCATGGGAATAAATGCCTAGAAAAGTAAATGTAATGGGATTATACTCACAAACCAGTGAAGAAAAGAAAGCTTACCATTGGTGTATAAACAATGGTATTTTTATTTCCCCATTTGCTACAGGTGAAGGAACATGGTATATAGATATTAAAATAAACAATAGAACTCATAGATCGCCAGAACCATATGGTGCTATAACAATATGGATAAAGCTATACGAGTACTATAAATACTATTATAATAAATATGCGCAGAAAATTTAAAAATGCAGATGAAGCTTATAATTATTTTCATGACAAAATAATAACCGATGGTAAAGACTTCGGTAATACAAGAGCTTTGTTTAACGTAGGGTTTACGTTAGAAAACCCGTTAGAAAATTATATATTTAATAAAGAACGTAATTGGAAACCTGATTATGCTGAAGCTGAATGGCAATGGTATTTATCCGGTGATCCTAATATTAAAAAGTTAGGACAGTTGTACGGTAAAATACCACCGATATGGGAACGCATGGCTGATAGCAAAGGCAATGTAATGTCTAACTATGGTTGGCAGATGTATCGTAATGATCAGTTAGATTATGTAATTGCTAAACTTAGAAATGAAAAAGATACTAGACACGCAGCGATAAGTATATACGATTGTAAAGAACATGAGTTTTATAAGAAAGATACTCCATGTACTTATGCAATACAGTTTACAATTTATAACGATGTATTAAATATGTCTGTTTTAATGCGTTCTAATGATCTCTGGTACGGTTTCTGCAATGACCAGTACTGTTTTAGTATGATACAAAAATTAGTTGCAGATGAATTAAACATGGAAGTTGGTGAGTATTATCATTACGCGCACAACTTGCATTTATATAACGATAAAATATAATGTATTATTTATACCACATTCCAGGTAAAAAGATCGGTGTTACGTGTAATCTTAATAAGAGAGTTACGTTAACACAGGGTTATGGCCCAGACGAATATGAAGTTCTTGATCAGTCCGATGATATAGATTATATATCAGAGAAAGAGATAGAACTTCAACAGTCTTATGGCTATAAAGTTGATCGTAAAAAATATAATGAATTAGTTAAATTAAATAAAATGAATATAAACGTAACAGAACAAACTACTACGTTTCCTTATCCTGTTAAAAAGCTAAAAGGTAATTTAATGGATAATATAGGATTTGAATGGAAGTCAGAGCACGGCGACTTTGTACTTAGTTTAGATTCTATACGTTGGATAATGAAGAACGTTAAGACTTCTATGTACAATGACAACAGGTGTTATGTATATAATAAAGCATTTGCTGAGTGGTTTAAAACACCTGAGCTATGGAGTGAAGATCAGTTAGATGAAAAGCCAAATATAACTGACAGCGATATGTTTAGTAAAATAAGAGACTGGGCAGAACAAAGAGGTTTGTATAGCAAAGGCAATAGCCATACGCAATATGTTAAACTTCAAGAAGAAGCTGGTGAGCTAGCTAAAGCATTGTTAAAAAATGATAAGCCAGAAGTTATAGATGCTATTGGTGATATGGTTGTTGTATTAACAAACTTAGCACATTTGCAAGGAGTTACTATAGAAGACTGTATAGACAGTGCTTATAACGTTATTAGTAAACGAACAGGTAAAATGATTAACGGAACATTTGTAAAAGATGAATAAATACGTAGTAAAAACAGACGATAAAATCGTACAACAAGTAATCGAAAAGATAGATCAACGTAGTCTGATTGGTCAAGCTAAGTACGGTGCAATGATGATGGAAGAAGTTGAAGGCAAAGACAAAGACTTAAACGACTTTCTAATCGATGTACAAGAAGAAATAATGGACGCATTGTTATACATACAAGCAGCAAGAGCTTGCTTGCGTGATGAAATTGAAGAAGCAATGCTCAACCGTATGAACATTATTGGTCAAAACGGTAATGACGGTTTACACTATGAAGAAGAAGATTTATAAAAGAAAAAAACGCGGACCAGTACAAGCAAAGAAAGTAACGTATGACGGTATTAAATTTGCTTCTGGTCTTGAGCGTTATATGTATATGGCTTTGAAAAAAGCTAAAATAAAAGCTATATATGAAGGTGCTACATATGAAGTAGTTTCTGGCTTTGACTTTATACACCCATCATTTGAAAGAACTGCTAATGGTAAAGGAGAATTTAAACAACGTGGTGGTAAAAGAATATTACCAATAAAATATACTCCTGATTTTATAGCATATAATAAAAATAGTACCGAACTAGAGTTTGTTATTGAATGTAAAGGAAGAGCTAACGAATCATTTCCATTACGTTGGAAATTATTTAAAAAGTATTTAACAGATAATAAATTATATCCACGATTATATAAACCACAAAATCAAAAAGAATGCGACGAAACAATAAGGTTAATCCTAAGCTCGCGAAAGTAGTAGCTAGACAAAACTACCGTGATCGTCAAATCGATAAATGGTGGAAATGGTCATGGGAACAAAGAAATAAAATTAAATATAAAGAACTGGTTAGTTATCAAGATCAGTACAAATTAAAAGTTTATGAATAAAGAAAAATGGAACTGGTCTTTGTCAATAGGTTTTTATCCGGGTATATTATTCGGTTGTAGAGCTTATGAAGAAAAAGACCGATTAACTTATGTGTTTTATATCCCTTTTATAGATATAGCACTAGAATTACCTTATAAATAAAATGAGTCTATTTAAAGAAAGAATACCATACAAACCGTTTGAATACCCGATATATTATACTGAAGGTTGGTTAAAGCAAGCACAAGCGTTTTGGTTACATACAGAAATACCTATGTCAGGTGATGTTAAAGACTGGAACGAAAAACTTACATTAGCTGAGAAAAACTTAGTTGGTAATATACTATTAGGTTTTGCTCAAACTGAATGTGCTGTATCTGACTACTGGACACAAAAAGTCGTATCATGGTTTCCAAAACACGAAGTGCAACAGATGGCTATGATGTTCGGCTCACAAGAAACAATACACGCTGTTGCATATAGTTATTTAAATGAAACACTTGGGCTTGAAGACTTTGAAGCGTTTCTTCACGAACCTGCTACGGCAGAACGATTTGATAATTTGGTTGCTTATGACGGTAATGATCCTAAAGGCATTGGTAGGAGCTTGGCTATATTTTCCGCCTTTGCAGAGGGTGTTAGTCTGTATAGTGCTTTTGCTGTTCTATACAGTTTTCAACTTCGTAATCTTCTCAAAGGAGTCGGACAACAAATGAAATGGTCTGTAAGAGATGAATCATTACATAGTAAAATGGGTTGTCAATTATACAGACACATGTGTGAAGAAATACCTACATTAAAAGAAGACTGTAAAGAAGATATATATAAAGCTGCTAAGATAATGGTTGAGCTTGAAGAAAAATATATAGATAAGATGTTTGAAATGGGTGATATTGAAAACTTAAAAGCAAACGACTTAAAACAATTTATTAGAAAAAGAACAAATGAGAAACTTGTGGAGTTGGGTTATACAGATAAAAGACGCTTCTTTAGCTATGATCGAGCTGGGGCTGATGTACTTGATTGGTTTTATCATCTTACTGGTGGTCACACCCATACAGATTTTTTCGCGATTCGTCCGACTGATTATAGCAAAGCTAATGAAGGTGAAGACTTTGAAGATATTTGGTAATAGTAAATGGCCAGTACGTATAGGTTATATGGGTGCTGGATTTATACTAGCAGCACATTGGACATTAGAACCTATATTGTTTATAGCAGGTTTTAGTTGTGTATTAATACAAGTAACATATAGAAAACAATGGAACTTAGTCGCGTTAAATATAAACGGACTAGTTGCATGGATAATACATTTTTTAAAATGAAAGAATCAAAATTAATAGAATTAAAAAACAAAGTAGATCGTTTAAATAAGATCGTACAAGTATTAATAAACGAAATACAAGCAAATGCTACTTTAGCTCAAGGCACATTAACAGCTTTTCAATTACATATTGGAGAAGATGAATGGAATAAAGTTGTAGAAGAATTAAAAAACAGAGAAGAACGTAGAACTAAAGAACAAGATAAAAAGTTAGAATTAGATGATTAAAACTTTTTGGAACGAAGAAGATTACAATACAATTACAGATGGTGCTGTAAAAAATATTAATGGATCTGGTATGTTTGTTCCTTATATGTATGGTATTGAAGATCCTATATATAAAAAATATATTGAAGAATTATTAAAATTTAACTGGTTACATTATAAGTTATATTTAGTTGGTGGAATACTTGAAGGTTGGAAAACAACAGATATAGACATATGTGTAACAGGTAAAAGAACTTTGGAACTACCTAAACTATTAAATAAAGCTAGAGCTTTAGGTCCATTAGATATGTACTGGGTTAAATCTTTAAAACATATAAAAGGTAACGGATCTAGAGTTTGGAAGTTTGCTAAGTCGCACGACAGATGGTGTAATACTTGTCAACAATGGAGCGGTAAATGGAAAGCCGATGGCTTATTTCACATGAGCATGAAATTTCCTATAAAAGAAAATAGAACATATACAAAAGAACCTTTATTAATAAACTAATATGTGGAATAACGATTGGAAAAAAGGAGTTGATTATCCTGAGTGGGGTGACACAGAAGTATATAAAAAAACTATAGCAGGAGGATATTTATATAATGGAGAAACACCGAGAAAAGCGTATGAAAGAGTTGCTAGAACAATTGCGAAAAGATTACAGAAGACCGAAATGGCAGAAACTTTTTTTGAGTATATCTGGAAAGGTTGGTTATGCTTGGCGTCACCTGTGCTATCAAACACCGGTACTGATAGAGGTTTACCTATTAGTTGCTTTGGTATTGATGTTGCTGATTCTATCATAGACATAGGACAGAAAAATTTAGAGATGATGCTACTCGCTAAACACGGCGGTGGAGTTGGTATCGGTGTAAATCAAATAAGACCCGCCGGAGCTAAAATTACTGGTAATGGAACAAGTGACGGAGTTGTACCTTTTTGTAAAATATATGATTCAACTATACTTGCAACAAATCAAGGATCTGTCCGAAGAGGAGCTGCATCTGTTAATATCAACATTGAACATGACGATTTTGAAGAATGGCTCGAGATTAGAGAACCAAAAGGAGACGTCAATAGACAGTCACTTAACCTCCATCAATGCGCGGTCGTCGGTGATAAGTTTATGCGAAGACTTGTTAGCGGAGATAATGAAGCTAGAAAACGATGGGGCAAATTACTTCAAAAGCGCAAAGCAACTGGCGAACCTTATATTTTATTTAAAGGAAATACAAACAAGCAAAACCCTTCGGCTTACAAAGACAACGCGTTGAAGGTACATATGACAAACATATGTAGTGAAATAACACTACATACAGATGAAAATCATTCATTCGTTTGTTGTCTATCTAGCTTAAACCTAGCTAAGTACGATGAGTGGAAAAATACAAATATCATTTACGACTCAATATGGTTTCTTGATGGAGTACTTGAAGAGTTTATACAAAGAGCTAAATACAGAAAAGGCTTTGAAAACTCTGTAAGATCTGCTGAAAAAGGTAGAGCATTAGGTTTAGGTGTTCTAGGGTATCATACATACCTACAAGAAAAAGGTTTACCATTTGAGGGTTTATTAGCACAATATGAAACTAGAAGAATCTTTAGTCAAATCAAAATCGAATCTGAAAGAGCTAGTATGGCTCTTGCTGATGTTTATGGAGAACCTCTTTGGTGCGTCGGTACTGGCTTTCGCAATACCCATTTACGCGCTATTGCTCCCACTGTTAGTAATAGTAAACTTTCTGGAAACGTGTCTCCCGGAATTGAACCGTGGGCAGCTAACGTTTTCACTGAACAAAGCGCAAAAGGAACGTTTATACGCAAAAATCCTACACTACAAAAAGTGTTGGACAAAAGAGGATTAAATACAAAAGAAGTATGGGACAAAATATTAGCAGATGGTGGTTCGGTACAGGATATAAAAGGATTAGACGAAGATACCAAAGAAGTATTTAAAACATTTAAAGAAATAAATCAATTAGAATTAGTAAGACAAGCTGGTATACGCCAGCAGTACATAGATCAAAGTGTAAGTTTAAACCTTGCTTTTCCAGCTGAGGCAAGTCCTAAGTGGATTAATAAAGTACATTTAGACGCATGGAAAAAAGGTATTAAAACTTTGTACTATATGAGAACAGAGTCTGTGCTTCGTGGAGACATAGCTGCGAAAGCAATGGACGATGGTTGTTTAAGTTGTGATGGATAGTAACTAAAAAAGGGGAGCTCGATTGAACTCCCCTTTGGTTACAGGATCTTCGGGTATGGTACGCCCGTTATTTCTTGATCCTTAACAATTCCATCTACGTCTTGCTGCTTTACCTCTTTCTGATGTCCAGCTTTTAGATCTTGCACAAAACGATTTTCTACGCTTAGCGTCTTTACTTCCTGGTTTAAGCTCTGATGGCTTTTTAGTTACAGCAGTTTTTAATTTACTACCAGGATTTTTTCTTTTATATTCATCAACACCTTTTTGTGTCATACCTCCTCCAGCTGCACCACCTGTAGCGCTTTTATCTTTAGATACTTTATTAAAATTCTTACCTCTACCAATAGTACGTCTTGGCTCTGCTGCATTTAGCGGAGACATATAATTTCTTCTTCTACCACACGGCGTAACAGGAAACGGATTACCTTTTTGTTTAAACATTATTCACCACATTTTTTACTAGGGTCATCAACTCTTCTCCAGTCTTCTTTTTCAAACCAGTCTCTAAGTGTAGCTCCTTTTTTACGAGCACCCTTTACATTTGTTTTACTTGATCTTTTGTACTTACCACTAGCGCCAGCAGATTTTTTAGCGTTTACTAATTCTTTTCTTTTCTCAGAAGATAAGCTTCTGATCTTTGCTGCAGGCAAGCACGTCTTTGTTGTTCCGCCACCTTTTTGTTTTTTAAAAGGTGAATTAGTTAATTTAAACGCCATTTGTTTTCTTTTTTAAATGATTATACATTGCATCGCCAAGTTCTACACCCATCTTAGAATCAGAAGGATAATGAACTCTACCTACTAATCTACTATTAGAAATATTATCAGCTGCTTTCATAAAATCGTTTTTATATTTAGGGTACATTTTACTAAAAGCATTAGCAAATAATCTAGACTGAGCAGAATGTCCTGATGGATATGATTTTGTTTTAGCTGTGTCCATATTTACAACTTCTAAATCCATACCCATATTACCTGCTAAACCTTGAGGTCTAGTTCTACCATGATAGTCTTTTAATTTTCTAATTATTTCGTTACTTTCATTATTTAATTTAACAAATAAATCCTTAGGAAAAGGTAAATTGTTTCTTTTAAAAACGTCTTTGAACACTTTTTCTTGATCATCATTATATTCAACAAATTTTTTATCAATAGGTATTCTATTAATATCATTTATTTCCTTAAACGTTTCCAATGAATTATCTTTTGGAGGTCGTTTAGCTTTAAACACATCTATATTAAAATCATCAAAATATTCCATTATCTATTTGTCTGCATGTTTATAAACCAATTAGCTAATTGTTTATCTCTATTAGTAGCATTTGGTCTTGCTTTTAGTTTTCTAGCTTTTTCTACAGTTACATCACCACCATATAACTTATTTATTCTAGCTTTTAAAACACCTCTATACTCTTTTTTTAATGGCGATTTGCCATGTTGTTTTCTTATAGCTTCTTTACCTCTTTTAGCTATTGCTGCTTGTTCTGGTTTACCTGCTACTTTTGATCTTTGCTCTACTACAGTTAATATCTGTATTTTACGAGCATAAGGTTTGTTTACATTTTTTACTTTAGCTACAGTTGCTCTTGCATCTGCTGGAGTAGCAAACTTTATACTAACAGTATCTTTAGGATTTTCATCAGTATATAATCTTCTACTAGAACCTTTAGGTTTTTTACCTGTACCTTTTAATGGTTCTTTTCTTTTAGTAAACGGTGAGTTGTTTAGTTTAAAAGCCATTACTTTTTCTTACCGCCTCCGTATTTGCTTGGTCCACCAGCTTTAGTACATCTTACACCCCAACCAGAAGCATAAGCACTTGGCCAAACTTTAAACTTACGTTTAGCAGCAGCTTTACAAGGACCACTAATCTTATTTAATGGACTGCTAATACCTAACATATTTAAAGCTGACTTCTTTTTTATAATACCTAGATCAACTCCAACTTGACCAGGATAATCTTGTTCTTTAATAGCTTTGTCAGTTATAGAAGATACAGCGTGTAATCTTTTTTTGTCTTGATCCATTTGTCTAGACTTTCTTTCATATCTAGCTTCTTGAGGATCTTGTTGAAAACCAGCTTCTCCTCTTTTCTTTTCTCTTTTCATAGGTGTTTTCATAGATGGAGCTAATTGCCATTTTTCTATACCAGATCTATCTTGTACTTCTCCGTCATCAGTAGGTATTAGTCTTAACTTACCTCTTGTAGTATCATAGTAAAACTCATTTTTCTCCATGTTATATTCTTTTTCATTTTCTTCAGGAGTTTTATTAGTTCTATCCATGTAACCTTTTTTAAATTCTTTCCACGCGTTAGAAGATGCTATACTATCTTTATTAACTTCGTGTCCTTCTCTTAGTGGTGATTTCATATTGTTTTATATTTAGTTCTGTTATACTCGTCTTTATAAGCTTTTAAACATCTTTTTCTATTATCTTCTTCTGATACATATGACACGTGTACCCAGTTTGGTTGTGTATCTGTTCCAAACTCCCATATCATTTGATCAAAATTTAAATTTTCTTTTATCCAGTGATACATTTCTGCATTTGTTTTATGACCATACACATCATCAATATCAATTGCTTGACCTTTACAATGTTGTGATGTTTTTGATCCACCTATTGCTTCATTAAGCTCTGGCGATCTAAAAAATGAATTAACTTTTATTGGTCCACCAACCCACTCTCTCAATGGTTGAAATACTTTTTCAGCTAATAATTTCATAGCTTCAATTTGATTTGGATTTGGTGTATTATCTATTCCTTTACGCTTTGCAGTTTCAGAGTGTATTGCTTCAGCATAAGTTATGTTATCACTTATCTTCATTTTTTCCTAATCTTTTTCTTACAATGTTCATAGTTGTTTTCATTTTCTTAGCATAGCTAGGATTTTTTTGTCTATTAAATACAACTTGTTGATTTAAACTACCTATGATCTTCTGTAAATTATTATTTCTAGTCTTCATTAACCAACTAGCTAAAGAACTAGGAGACAACTCCTTAAATTTACCTTTAGCATCTGGTGCGTCAGAGTGTTTAAACGCTCCCATTTTTTTATTAAATGGAGAATTATATTGTTTGTAAGCCATAATTATTCTACTTCACTGAATACAGCGTAGACACGTATATTTCTTTTTCTGCCTTTGCGTATTGTTGCTATTAATTCTTTACGATCTTTAACTTCCTCATCTTTTAAAGGATAGTACTTAGGATTCGTGCTATTTAATTTTCTTTTTTTCATTTATCAAAAATCTTTGTTTTCTTTTGATACTGCATAGTAGCTTCACCAAAAGCATCAAATGCTTTGTCACCAAAAGATTTAGGTTTTTTCTGACCTGACTTCATACCTTTCATAGATCTGCCACCAGGAATTAAATCATGTATTTTTCCTTTACCAGTTCTAGATGGACTGCTTCCTTTTATACCTTGAGGATTAGGCTTTGATATAGTAATACCAGCTCTTGCGTCACTACTTGCTTTGGCTGCTCTAGCACCTGCTTTAGCACCAGCACCAGCGGCTCCACCTATAATACCAATAGCACCAGCTCCACCTAACTTAGCAGCTTTTTTCATAGCTTTAGTCATAGGTTTTATAGAATCTTGTTTCATAGAAGGTGCAAGTTTACCATCTTTAACAGTATAATCATCATCAGAAAGATAACCACTACTCATTTTACCTGATTGTTTTCCTTTAATAAAAGGTCTAAAGTTTTTATTATTTGCTGGTCGAATAGTATCTTTACCATGCATTACATATTCTCCTTTTTTATCAGTCTTTATCTCTCCAGTATCTTGTCCTACTATTTTTTTCTTTAATTTTCTTAAAGGACTTTTACTTACAAATTGTGATGCGAATTTTTTCATAATTTTAAAATTGTGAAGCTGTGTTAACTTCGTTTATTGCTTCTTGTATATCTTCTAAAGTAGCTGGTAGCATTAAATCTAAACCAGCTTTAAAAACAGTTTCTTTTACACCGTCTTTAAATATAATAATTGTTGGTGCCATACGCACTTTATATTTTTTCTTTGCATTAGGAGCTTTTGCTATATCAACTCTATAATATATAACATCCTCTAATTTATTCCACTCAGCAAAACAATTTGCTTCATTAAACTTTGCCCAAAACTCTACAACTACGGGTTTTGTTTCATCATCACCAAAAGCTTCATTTGTATTAATAGCACTTTCAAAATCATTATCGTCTATCCAATATTCATTAGGAACATCTTGCTGACTAAATGATAAAAAAGGTATTAACAATAAAAATATATATTTCATTAGTTATTCTTTTGTATTTCGTATAATCTCTCGTCTATTTTTTCAATAGTTTCTTTTATCTCTTCAACATCTTCTTGTGTGTCTATGATAGTCTGACGTATCAACTCGTCTTTTAAATCATATTCAACTCTATCAATAACTGGCGCAGGTAATTCTTTAGCTTGAGCAATATCTGCTTGTAGTGTAAACCACATGCCAGCTATCATAATTACAAAACCTACTATCATGCCTATTGTTTTAAGATCAAGCGTTACTTGTGTTTCTTCACCTATCTTCTTTGCCATTTTACCTTAGTGTTATGTTCAGACCAACTGAACCGTTATAAATTTTACTATCCCAGAACTTAGTATACTCACCTTCAAAGAATACACCAATTGATTTGTTAAGCTTCCAGCCAAATACTACACCAGCTTGATAATCTTCCCATTGTTCTAGATCTGAGTCTTGACGTAATCCGCCTAATCCCCAATTGTTTCTATTTAAATAACTAAAATCTTCATCGCCTTTTACGTACTTATGATATGGTAATAAATAAGAACCATAAGCATGAAGCCAGAAACTATTTTTATAATGATAGAAGTCAAAACCGACCACAGGTGATACAACACCAAATGGATCTAATAAATCCCACTGCTCGTTGTTATAACGATTAATTAGCGATTCAAATATAGTATCACGAAACTGTAAATCAGTATAAGCTACTTCGTTTCCTTGTGGATCATACCAGTAGTAATCGTAAACATCTTCACCATCAATATTAATAGTAACCCACTGATCTGTATATCCATAGTTATATCCTAATTGATACCAGTAATTAACAGGCCAACCATTTTCGTCTGTTTCATTTAACCATATCTCAATTGGATTATAACCGTAAGCTCTATCATGCGTACGATATATAACACCTGCATTAAACGAAAACTTATCACCTACAGGTATCTTACCTCTAACTTCAGCTGACTTATAATTAAAGTTTACTTTACCTTGTTTTCTACTTTCAACCTTCACCATGTGGTATTTACCACTATGTTTTAAGAAATAACGGTGATTTTTAAATACTTCATCTCTGGATCTTTCTTTTTCAGTATGAAATACATATTCAAAACCTTTAATCGGTGAGTTAGAAGCTGCTAAACCTACGTTAGATTCAGTCCCATCATAATAGTTTTTGCCTTTTATTTCATAATCGAATCTAGCGATCTTACGAATACCAAAACCATAGCGATAATCAAAATCATAATAGTCTGTACCATCTACTACAACAGGTGGTTCGTATATATTTCCACTAGGATTAGTTCTTACAAAATAATCTTTTGGTTCTTCTTTTGGGTTCTGTATATCACCAGCTACATAAATAGTACTATATTTAAATATGTCTTCGTATATACTTTTAAATAAGTTTTTCTTTTCTTGAGCGTTAGCAGAAACTGCAAATACCGCCGCAAAGAGGACAAGGATTAATTTTTTCATTAGTCATTTTTTCTTTTTTTACGTTTTCTTTGTTTTTTGTCCCACTCTTTTTTTAAGTAATGTTTTACAGTAATAACTGGTGGATTAACACAGTTGTTCTTTTTAATTACTTTTATTTTGTGAGGTCCAATTTTTTCTGTTTTAACAACAGTGCACTTTTTAATCCTTTGCTGAGCGTTGACCGTTACAGAAAAAGATAATAATAAGATTAAAATAATTTGTTTCATTTTATTTATATTTTTTAAACATTAATTTATATAATAGCTTGTTCCAAGCCGCTTGTAATTTATCTATTAGTTTTTTCATAATTATGGTTTTTTATAGTATTGTATAATTCCGTCGTATCTTTCTATTGCCATATAATCTTCACCTTCTTTCAATCCTTTTGGTATACCATTTTGCCAAGAATTTTTACCTGTAAATGGAACTCTTTTAGTAAATCCTTTTGATTTAGCATATTCTACTTGAGCTTTAAATCTTTTCTTTAATCTTTCTTCTTCTGCTTCTTCTTTTTTTATTGTACTTTCTCTACCCCAATAAGGTAAACCAAAGTTCCAACCATTCCAACCTAGCAATAAAGCTACTCTTTCAAATGTTCTAACTTCTTCATCAGTCGCTTGTCTAATATTATTTATTTTTCTAAATAATCTATCAATAGGTATGTTTGTTGCTCCAGATATAATTGAAGATATAGCTATATAAGCTGGATTATCTAAGCTCCACCCTCGTTTTTTTATTTCTGCCATATTCCAACTAAATGTTCTAAGACCAGTTCTTATATTACGAACTTTTTGATCTATAACCGGTGATATATCAAATAAATTAAATAAAGCTTCTTCATATTCAGGTGTTTTCTTACCAGCTTGATAATCTAATTCTCTTACTACGTTTTTAATTGTAGATATTATCGCCCCACCAAAACCAAGACCAAACAATATAGAATCAACCATACCATTTATAGTATCAGCTGTTTTGTTTCTATCTTTTTCTTCTTCATCTTCAAAAGCTACAGCAAACAACGCTTGTTGTAAAGAATTAAATATTAGATTTTGTATAGCAACATAATATATAACACCTGATAAGTTACTTAAATCACTTTCACGCTGTGTCATACCCGGTCTTCTTCTTCTGTTAACTAAATCAAGCAACATTTTCTTAGCCTTCCTGTTATATTGCATTGTAACGTTTTGATAAGAAAGTATTACACGGCCAAAGAAACTAGCTTGCTGAGAAGATATTTTACTAGGATTACTAGACTGTTGTGTTTCTTCTGCTATATCATAGAAATCATCAAATGCTTTTTGCTTAGCTTCTGCTTTAGTATATTTTTTACCAGTCTTTTCGTTTATTCTATTTAATAAAGATTTTTGTCTATTCATATAGAAAGTAGCACCACCTGTAGCAATTGCTAAACTATCAAATATTCTTGTAAGTACAAAACCTTTATCAAGTAGATATGCTAACATACCTTTAAAACCGCCTTTTTGTGCAGCAGCAGCAAGTTCAGCTTCATTAACATTTATCTTTAAACCGTCACGTCTATTTGTAAGATAATCAGAGTTCATTAACTCCATAACTGTTGGAACATAATCTTTACTCATAAACGCTTTAGCAGCTGCATATATATTATTATCACCCCAATTTATAAAGTTTACATTAGATAACATCTGTAGCGTACCAGATCTCATGTTAAGGAACATCGCTACACCAACAGAACCGTTTAACCAGTCCATCATTTCATTAATACCTCTGCTAAAACTTCCTTGATATGTAGGTCTATTAGTACCTGTTCTCATACGTTTTAAAGAATCAAGCAATGCTTCTACATATTTAGAACCAAAAGCAGCTTCAAGTTTGTTTAAATTCTTTTTAGAAAATATTATATCAACATTGTTTTGCCACTCAGTTAATAATTCTTTTCTAAATCCTTTATCTAAACTACCTAATATATCTGATTTAATATCACCAGCTAACCAATAAGCTCCGGGAGCAGGGTATTCTCCTTCTTTTTGTATTTCTTGTATTTTATCAGCAAACTGTTTTAGTTCAAAATCAGTGCTGACAGCTTCTACTAACGCATCAATATCTGCTTGAGACATACCAGGTATTTCCATACCTTGTTTATTCCACAAATAAACTCTTACAGCTTGAGATTTATTAAAAGGACCTACACCTATATCCTGGGTTAATGGATTTGTGAACATACCTTTTACACCTTTTTTGTTTCTTAAGGTAGGAAAAGCTTGTTTTAATGTATTAAAATCTTTTGCTACATTAATTTTAGCAGATATTAAAGCTTGTTCTGCTTTATTGTAAGGTACTATTAAATTATCTCTAATCCATTTTTGCTGTCTTGTACCAGTTTCACCTTTACCAACTATATACTGTACTAATCCTAAAAAATCATCAGCTGATGCAGTTATAGTAAGTTGTTTCATTAATCGTTTAAAAAATCCTCTATCTTTTTTCTTACCTTCAAGTTTAGCTCTAACGTCAGATATTTCTTCATCAGCTTTAATACCAGTTTTATCTTCTAGTATTTCGTTCATTTCCTGATCAAGTCTAGTAGCTTTATCTACTATAGCTTGTTGAACTCTAGATTTAACATCTAACTGATCTAATATATCTTTTACTTGTTGTACATTTAAAGCTGAATCATCTGCAAAATAAAAGTCATTATATCCTTCGGCTGCTTTACTTATAAACCAATCAGCTTTTGCTTGTGGTGATCCATCTTCTAATGTTATAATATTTTCAATAGGTATATTTAAACCTATATTATCTAAAAATATTTTAATAGCTCCTTGCGCAGCATTAGGTCTAGCTGTAACAACAAATATATCTTTTGGCCCATACTTACCTTGACGTCTTAAAGCTGTACCAGCTAAAGGACCTTTTGACGTAGATAAATCTACATTATCAAAGTTACTATAATCAAACTCTGCTCCTTGTTCTAGTAAGCTTTCATACTGTACAGCAAACTCACCTGCTGTTAATTCACCTTTTTTACCATCTGGCATTGTATATAATACCTTTTCTTTTGTCAATGCTAGTGTGTCATCTAAATCAAAAGCACTTAAACCTTTACGATCTTTAAATGGATTTAATGCTTTTACTCTAGCTTTTAATGATTGTAAAAAAGTTTGTTTGACCTTTTTAGTAGTATCTTTTTTGTTAATAATTTGAGGAGCTAAATCAGCATTGTCTTCGGTAGTTTGTTTTTGTTCATTAACTAGAGCTTCAGGACCTCTTTCAACCATAACTAAATTTTTCTGATTGATCGCACCGTCGTATCTACTAAGATTTTCACCTGTTGTTTTTCTACCTAATCCGCCTTTTTCTTTAGTGTCATTTAATTTTTTAGCTTCTTGCTTACCTATAATATCTACATAACTTTCATTTAGTATATCTCTAACTTGTTGCTTGATACTATCAACCTTTAAATTAGATTTTAATACTCCTCTAATCTTATCACGTAGTACAGATATAGGTGGTGTATGCTCAAATTCTACAGATTTTTTACCATCTATTGTTTTTACATTATCTTGTATTGATCTTATTTTACCTACCATACGTAAAGCAGAATCACTAGCATAACCCATTGTATCTAATAATTGTACAGCTACATCAACTTTACCTGCTTCAACTAAATCACCTATAGTATCTACTATAAAGTTTATTGCATCGTCAGAGTTTTGATCAGCTTTAGCTATATTATTTCTAATATATTCTAACGCACCTTTAAAACCTTTTTTAGTATAAGCTTTCTGTATATTAGTAGGAGCATTAGATGGTCTTAAAGGTCCAGCATCTACAACTTTTTTACCGTCTAATAAAATAGATTTATTTTTACCATCAGAAAGAGTAAATCCTAATTTACCTAAATCAACACCAAACTCTTTTTGCCAGTAATTAAACGCAACTTCTGCGTTATCGCCTTGCCATAGCTTATGTGTTTTAGAATTTTTTTGAAAAGAAGTATTTATAAATTGGAAAAAGTTTTTCAAAGCTTTTACTTTATTAGCTTTATTTTTTCCTTTTAATATCTTTTTTATATCTTCAATTTCGCTTTCAGCTACATTTTTATATTTATCTAAAGCAACTTCTGCTAATGCCGTGTCAACTATTTGCTGTACTTTTTCATAGTTATCAAGATCTGCTTCTGTAAGAGAACCTATTTGATCATCTATGATTTGTTTTTGCTCTTTAGTTACAGCATTATAATCTTTTATTTGTTTAACTACTCTTTTAAGAGCTTGAACAAATGATAAACCTTGTTGTAAACCAGCTTTAATACCTCTTAAAATAAACGCTACAGCATTGCCTCCACCTGGAATTATTTCCATACGCATTTGCCCCGGCTTAGCTTCAAATATTTTAATTCCTTTATCAAGAAGTTTTATTATTTGATCCATTGTTTTAGAAGGTACAGTTATATCTTTAGTTGTATCTTCTAGTGTTCGCTGATCAAGTTTGCCTTCTATTTCATTTAAAAAGTCTAAAGCATTTTGTTTATCGCCTAAAGCTGTTTGTAGCTTTTGCATAAAGTCTTTATCTTGTTTTAACTTATTAATTGAATTTAAAGCAAACTCTTGTGATAATCTTTTTAATAAACCTTCTCTAGTAGTTGTACTCTTTTTAAAATAATCTCTTACTTGTTGAACTTGTTCATCTGTAATATCAGATGGTATTGCAAATACACTTGGTCTTGAATATGTTTTCTTACCGTCTTTATCTGTTTTAACAACTTGAGTATCACCTATATTTTTTATACCTAATATTTTTTGTAATTCTCTAGATTGTTTTAAATATGCAGCGGGTAATGCTGCTATAAAATCTCTGTCAACTGTATTGTCTACAAATTCTTTAAATCCTTTATTAAGTGTACCTACTTTTTTACCTATAATATTAAATAAACCTCTACCACCTCTATTAGTAGCTTGACCAAATGCTCTAGCTAACGCACCGGCTATACCTTGAGCGCTTTCACCTTTATTAGCTTCTCTTAATATTTCTTGACTAGTTTCTCTGTCTATTTCACTAGCAGCTTCTTCACCTACAGCTTCAGTAACTTTAGTATTGTCAGCCATGTATTTCTTTTCACGCTTGCCAACTTCTTGTAATTGATCAGCGTCAAAATCTGTTTGCTCTGTAGTATCACCTATTTGCGGAGCTTTTTCATCAGACATACTAATAGTATCGCCTTGCTGTCTAATATTTCTAGTAGCTACAGCATTAGCTCTTAAATTAAATAAGTTACTTGTTTGTTTACCTATACCTAAATTATTAGGATCTTTAGCTTGATTATAACTATCAAATACTTTTACAAACTCATTTTTTAATTCTTGTCTAAACTGTTGTGGTGTTGCTAAACTACTTTTTTGATATAATCTTTGAAAAGCATTTTCTATTATACCTGCACCAGCATCTGTAATTTGATCAAAACCTTCTTGAGTAGTACTATCTATTTCACCTGCTTCTTGTTTAACTCTTAATCTTTGAAGCTTACTGTAATCGTCATTTTGTTTTTTATCTAATTCATAATCAGCTACTAACTCTTCAGCTGACATATCTTCTTGTTTTTTACTAAAAGCTGTAAAAGGATTTATAACTGGTACACCTGAGAATAAACGACCTCTATTATCTCTACGTTTTCTTTCAGCTTCTATTCTTTTAGCTTGTCTTTGAGCATTTCTATCAGCCATTATTATTTCTGTAGCTCTAGTTTCAAGTGTTCTTTTTTCTTGCTTTAAAGCGTTTTGCAACGGTACGTTATTACTAGCCATTTCAATTTCTTGATCTAGTTGACCTATGTCCATTTGTAAGTTCATTAAATCAAACTTATCTTGTCTAGTCATAGTATTACTACCAACACCTGGTTTATCTCCAAACAAATTTAATGCTTTAGCAGAGTTAACAACATTAGATAATGTCATCATTTGTTGTCTATGTTTATCAGCAGTTATAGCACCTGATGCTAAAGATTCATTAAGTTCTAATTTTGATTTTTCAAAATATTCATTAGCTATTTTCGCTTTTAAAGCATACTTGCTATTAGAAGAATACTTCAACGCAATATTAGACGCTGCGTCTCTAAGAGCCATTGTGCTTTGTGTTTTAATATCACCAGCAAAAGGTATAGCGAAACCAGATATAGCACCACCAATACCTGATTGTAATGCTTGATCATATTTTACGTAAGCTCCAGCACCTTCACCTGTTTGAATACCAGTAGCCATCATACCTAAAACTTCTTGCATATATTCAGTTCCAAACTCTGATACAGCGTTTCCACCGCGATCTAAAGCATAAGCATATATTCCTCTACCTACATCGTCCCATGTTGCTTGCCATATATTAGAAGCTGTAAGACCTTTCATAGGACTATTGTTTATAACAGTTTGTAGTCCAGCTGCTTTTTGAAAACTACCTACCAATTGTTCAGCACCAAATTTTTCTAACGCTGTTTGCGCCGCGGCTATAGCAGCTGATGTAGCTATATTAGCACCATCACCTGATATATAAGCTTGAACCATGTTGTCTTTAAACTCTTGCTCTACTAGACTAGTTACTTCTTGCTCGTTTAAATCTGGATTTTCTTCTTGTATTCTAGCTCTTATACTATCTCTACCTTTTCCATTTAAAGTTATATATTCTTCTAGCGCTGAATTATAATTATCACCATACATCTGTAATCCCATAGCAACTGTACCTGCATATCCTAATACTGTAGCAACTGGTGCTAAAGAAGTACCAGAAGTAAATGGAGCGGCTATTGTTCCTGCAGCAGCTAAACCAATATGTGGTAATGTTTGACCAACAGTTTGAAAAATATCTTTTAAACTAATACCATCACTATAATCAGCGCCACCATAAGCTTCTAGTCTTTTAGCAGACCTAGCCATTTCAGTCATTTGTTTTTCGATAGAATCAATCCAATAGTTTTTATTAGATTTCATGTCTTCTAACTGAGATCTAGCATCGTAATCACCAACTATGTTTTCTCCTGAAAAACCAAAACCTAAATCAAAATCACCTTCATATCCAGTTTTCCACTCTTGATCTAGCTCGTCCCAATAAACATTTTCTGTAGGTTCAATAGCTCCTGATTTAATTTTTTCTTCAAGATCTTTTATTTTTTTATCTCTATTACGAACCATAAATCCACTAAAACTAGCAACTGCTTGGTCACCAATAGCTGAAGTTATACCTTCAACTCCTGAACCAACAGCGTTAACAGTTTCAGCTGCCCACTCTAAAGGATTATACCAATCAAAATCTTTTCTATCATATATGTTATCCATAAATCTAGTGAAACCACTTTGTTGTCTAGTAAAATCAATATTATATTCTTTACCTATTTCACCAAAAGCCATACCTATTTCAGTAGCTCTCTTTTTATATTCTGGATCTTGAACTAGTTTACCTATTACTAATTCGTTTTGTTTGTTTTCTAACTCTGTGTTTAGCTTAATAATTTCTTCTTGTGAAGTAGCTTCGCTTATTAAACCTTGATATTCTTTTTGTAACGCGTCTAATTCTGGCTTTGCTTTATCAGCTAAACCACTCATTATGTATCTTATTTGAGGATCTTGACCTATAGCGTCCATATAAGCATTGTCTATTACAGCTTGAACTTTCGCCTCACCTTCAGCTACTCTGACATCATCTGCTAATATATCTTCTTCACTACCTGTAGTTGTATTAACTGTTCTTACCTTTTTAATTAAACTTTGTAATTCGCTTTCATAAGGTTTTAAATATTGTTTGTATTGAGCTATAGCTGCTGGATTAAAATCTACTGCTAGTTTTTCACCTTGTACAAACTCTATTTCTTCATCAGTAGGTCTATAACCTTCTTGATCAAAAATTATTTTTACATACTCATCGTCCATCCAATTGTCTCTAACGAAACCTTTTTCTTCCATTGCAGTATCATAATCTTTAGATATTTTAGCTCTAGCATCTTTAAATAAAGAACTAGTATCACCTCTGAACATACCCATAGAGCCTGCTTGTATGTCTCTTTTAAAATCATCAACTTCAAAATTATATTTCTCAGCTAATTCATTTATTTTATCTTCATTTTCAGCAAATACTTTTTCAAGTACAGAACCACGATCTGTATCAATTAAACCAGTTCTGCTTTTAAATTGATCAACTATATTGTCTAATTCATGCATGTCTTTGTTTACAGCATGCAATGCTCTAAACATATCTATATCAGTTTGAGAATACCTACCTAATTCTTCTTTAGTAAAAGCATCATCAAAATCTTTAAACGTTCCGTCTTCATTTAATAGTTTTTGGTTTTTAGCACCAAATAACTCTCTACCTTCACCATCACTACCTATTTGGAAATTTGCACCAACTAGATTATCATAAGCATCAAAAGCATCCTCTACCTCTACTTGTTTATATATCTTAAACTCACTAGGCATTTCCGCCTTAGCTTGATTTATTTGTTCTTGTAATTGATTATATTCTTCACTGTCTTTTTCTAATAAAGACTGTTTCTTTTCTAATTCTTTTATTTGTATATAGTTTTGAGCTCTTAACTTATTATACTCATCTGGAGCGTATTCTGCTATTTCTCTTTCTCTTGCATTATCAATAAGTATTCTTCCTTGTCCAGCTAAATATTCACCTTGTAAGTCTTGAAAAGATCCTATATGACCACCAAGAAACTTATCTACAACACCAACCATACTACCAAGTTTTGCCTCAACCATATCACCGAAGCCAGGACCTTTATCTTGCTTACCACCTTTTATTATGTAATCAAAATTATTGTCGTTAAGATATTTTTCCATATCTTCTATAGACAAATTATTATCATCTATATAACCTTGACCTAACTCATCTCTGCTGCTTTCTGTTCTATTATACCACGGTTGAAGCTCTTCTCCTTTGTGTTTTATAAAACCTTTTTTAATTCTATCTTCGTATATTCTTTGTTCTTCTTCTTTTTTAGCTTCTAATTCTTTTCGTTGTTGCTCGTATTTTCTTTTAGCAGCTTTATAATCAGCGATTTGTTTTTCTATTTCTTCCTTGGTCATATAACCAGGGTTTTCTTTTCTAAACTTATCTAAATCTTTATCTCTAACTCTTATAGATTTACCTTCTTCATTAAAAAATCTAGTAACTTTTTGACCTTTCGCTTGATTACTCGTATTGATAGTATTAACTTGATTAGCTTCTTGTTTTACTGCGTCTGGATATTCTTGTAAAAATTCTTCAAGTTTATCATCAGGAACACGAAATGTTTTACCTGTTGGTAGAACGTATCTAGTCATATTAAATTATTTTATGAAGACGCTCCTTGATAGAGTTCATCGTCTTCTAGTATCATATCAGTACCTGCGTTAGCTTCAATAAAACCTCTTCTACGCACTTCATTAGTACGTCTATATTGTTGAAAGCTAGATGAATTCATTGTTGCAGCTACATCATCAACCATGTATTGTTTGTAATATTTAGCAAAAGCATTTTTCATTTGCTCAGTTATTTCTCCATATTTCCACGCAGCTCTCATGTCTTCAGGTGTTTCAAACCCCATTTCTTCAGCTATTTCATTTTCGTCCCAATCATATGAGTGACCAGATAATGTCATATTCCATAAAGCAGTCATTTGACCACTATTTTCTGGTTTTAAATATTCTTCAATTTTTCTATTTATTTGCGTATTAAAAGCAGCGTCGTTTGCAATAGCATTTTTATCTACAACAGCTTCATACATTTGTATTTGTTCGCCTTTTGGACCATATTCAGTGTATGGTCTATATCCTTTTGTAAATCTTTCAATATCAAAATCACCAGTTCCAGGAACTAAATTACCATTATCATCAAACTTAATGCCTTGAAACAACTGTGTATCAGCTAAAACTTCATTTATTTCACTACTCATTTGAGGTGTATCAACAAATAAACTACCACCATTTCTAGTTGCAGATTCTAATCCTCCACTATTAATAGAAAAAGATGTTGCACCACCATCAAATTTCATGGCTTCTATTTGTTCGTTAATCTCTTCTTCTGACATTGGAGGTTTAGCGTTTTTAAAACTTTCTCTAGCTTTAGCTTCATCAAATTTAAAAACCCAATTCACACTTTTACCATCTTCACTAGTTTCTAGTTCGTAAGAATAACCACTGTTTGGATCAGCACCAGTAGCTCCTTTTAATATGTTTGCAGCTAAAAAATAATTACCAGGTTGATTAGGATCAATATTTTTTATATCACTATAATCTAATTGATCTAACATGTTTTCTGTTAATGTTTTAACTTGACCAGGTAAACCTTGTAGTCTAGCTAATTCAGCCATATCTGCTTCACAAGTACCATCTATTTCACATTGAGGATTAGGACCCTGTGTACGCATTGTAAGATTGCCTACTTTTTTACCAGTACCTTCAAAATATTTTTGTATAGCTCCTTTTTCAAACTCACCACCAGTAGAGTTTTGAACTACATCATTTAAATATTTTTGTGTTGCACCTCTACCTAGAGCTAATCTTGATTCATTGATCTGTCTTTGCCTATCATCTTCTGCTTTCTTTTCTTTAGCTGCTAATGCTTTTTTATCAGCAATAGTTTCAACCGCTCCACTCACAGTTTGTTGAAGTCTATCAAAAGCCGGTTGGCTGGAAATATATGTGTATTTTGGACTTGTATATGACATAATTTATGGTGTTTTTGGAGTGTATGCTTTTGCTAAAGAGTCAGTAATACCGCCTAACATACCTGTAAATGCAGATGTTTGATCAGCTTGCGCTTGAGCAGCCATCATTCTAGCATTATCAAGTTCAGCAGCTGTTCTATCGATTTTTTGTTGTTCTCTGTTTTCTTTTTGCTGGAATACAAATTGCTTACCAGAAACTTCAGCTTGTTGTACTTTTTCCGCTTGTTGTAATTGTATACCTTCGATTCTAGCTTTTTCAGCAATACGTCTTTGTTCTAAGCTTTCTTCACCTTGTGCTCTTAGTTTTTCATTTGCAACTTCTTGTTGTTCAATACTAGCAGCAACTTCTTTTTTACTTTGTAAAGCAGCTTGTGCTAAAGCAGTAGCACCTCCAGCACCACTACCAGTTTGCATCAATGTGTCTAATGTATTAGCCAGTGCTATATCACTTTGTTCTATTTTCATCTCAGCAGCTTGAGTAGCAACAGATAAATTATTATAAGCATTAGTCATTTCAGCAGATCTATCTGTAATCATACCAGATAAATCTGTTATTCCTTCGTAAGGATTAATAATAGCTTGACGATTGTTTTCTAAAAACTCTAGTTTTCCTTTTAATCTTCTTGCTTCGGCCTGAGCTCTTCTTTTAGCTCGCTTTGCTGCGCTACCACCTAAAATACCGGAAAGAACACTTCCTCCAATACCTAGAGCAGCTGAAACTGGATCTATTGGCATAATTATTTCATTATAAATTCTGAGCTAACCGAAAATAAAGATTTTGGTCCGCCATTATTAGTTGTATTATCTGTTTTCATTGTTACTGTAGCAAAATGTCCTTTTATACCCATTGTTTGATTACCAAATATAACTTCACCATATATAGGTGATTGAGTATTATTAGGCACTACAGCGTAATATTTGTTTTGTTTTCTATAGAAACCTGCTCTATATAGTATGTTATCTTCTGTGTAAGCTCCTTCATCATAGCTGTATATTCTATTATAGCTTATACCACTTGCCGCGCCTGTTTCTAGTCTAACATCACCTGTTGCTTGATCAAAATTGCTTAAATAGTTACCAATTGGTGTTACAGAAGGATCTTGTCCTGTAGTATCTGATTTAAAGTCGCTTACTTCCCAACCATTACTACCTTCATAATTAATAGTTTTAAATGTTTTTATAAAACTAGGCTGTGGATTAAATACAAATTGTATTGATGAAGGTGTTTTAGTACCATAAAAATTATTTCTATCTTCATTACTATAGTGTTTATATAAAAATGAAGTAGTACCTGTAGCTTTAGTAGTGTAAAAATCACCTCTTGTACTAAACATTATATCTGGTTGATAGCTATAAAAACTAGTCCAACCAGCGTTTCTTTCGTCCCATGTTAATGTTTTATAAGCACCTTCAGCATATCTACCTTCTGGTTGTAATGATATTACATAGTTTTTATTATAAACATCGTAAGCACCAAGTATAGCACCGTTTTCACCTATAGCTGATAATTGATCTCTAAAAAAGTCAGTCATACCAGCTTGTGATATTTCTTGTATATTAGTGCCGTCCATCTTTAATACAGCATTTTTTTCTTTATCTACAAAGTATTTAGTATAACCATATGTAGCAAAAGATTCTGGATTAGTACTAATACCCCAATTACCTGCTATTGGCGTTATTGAACCTAACACTTGATTAATTGTAGTTACTGATCCACCGCCTTCAGCACTATATATTGCGTCTTTATCTATTAAAGCAACGTTACATTTTCTTTCCTGAAACACTGTTAAATTAGTATCTTCTGCGTATAGTTTCTGTATAGAGCCGTTTGCTGGATCTACACTTTTAGTAATTTCATCTGCAACACTAAATTGATTAGTATTATTTACACCTGTTCTAGAATTATATAAACCAGAATATATTAATGTGTTAGATCTTCTTTGCTGTACATCATTATCAGAAGCTACATAAGCTTTAACACCAAAGTCAACTGTAGTGTTATTGTAACCACCTCGTATTCTAGACTCTTCAATCATCCAATCAAAAGTGTTATTTTTAACAATAGGTGTTGTCCAGGAGTATGTTGAAAAACCTGTAGCGTAACCAACAGCTGCATTTACAGCTGCACCTTCAGGAGGATATGGTACTGGCTTATTACCAGCTTGACTACCACTTGCGTATATTCTCTTTAAATAAAAGGTATTATGATAATTTACAGGTATACTTATAGCCATTTGTATATATAATTACACGATTTTTTAATTAATTACGGTGTTGTTGGATTTGTTGGTCCTTGGTTAGCTCCAGTTGGATAGTCTCCATCAGTAAAATTAACGTAAAACTGAGCATTATTAGCACCACTTCCACTTAAAGCTGTAGTTACAACTCTATATTCACCAGGTTGATCAAAATAATACTTTTTACTAGCAATAACTGTGCCAGCTCCAGCATTTGTTGAACCTTGTAAAATGAAAGCACTAGCAGCTGCATTAGGATTATATGTATCGTATGATCCAGGAGGTAAATTAGTTGAACTTGCTATTTCAACCCAATTGTTACCTTGATAACTATTTGGATTAACTGTTCTATATTGTATTCTAATTGAAATACTAGCATCACCAGCAAAAGCGCCATTACTAGCAACAGCTAATTTAGGCTCTAATTGTATTGAGCCTTGATATAACCAAGCAACAGCAATATTGTTTGCTCCATTATAATCAGCTGTAGCAGGAGCATTGTAAACACCTTGAGCATTATACAAATAATTAGGTTGAGGAAAACCAACTGGTAATCCTGTGCCAGCAGTTGATAAAGGTAAAACAGTATCATTACCAAAGAAAAACTGCGCTGAATTACCTGATGCGCCACCACCAGCACCTAAAGCAGATCCAGCAGTTCTTCCAGCTTTAATTACCTTTGGTGCAAAAGCAGCACCAGCTGTAAATATTAAAGTTGATGTTTTTTCTAAACTACCAGCTGCAGCATTAGCATCTGTTAATTTTATAGCTACGTTATACTGTTGTTTATCTTGTAAATTTTGACAGTTTAATAAACCTAAAGTACTTTGATTAAAACTAAAATCATTTAATTGATTACTAGGTGTAACAGCTGTAACACTAAATTCAAGTTGATCTATTCTATTAGCTTCTATATTAGATAAATTAGTACCATTAGAACCAAACAGTTGTATTACAGTAGTATCTCCAACTGCAGGTTGTGGTATACCTACATTAGCAAAATCTAAAAACGCAGGAACAGGATTTGTAGGTGGATTACCATTTGTTCTATATATTTCAGGTGCTACATTTTGTAATGTTAAAGTTACAGCAGCAGGTATAACTACATCGTAATAATTAGGATCTGTTACAGCTAAACTACTTGTTACTCTTAAATCAAATATATAAACGTCAGAACTAGGATTAGCTCCACTTTGTTGTCTAAATACAAAATAATTACTAGCCGTCTTAATAACATAATTACCCGCACCACCACTTCCTGGCGCAGCTATAGCAAATAAACCGGTTTCACTAACTTGAGGTGTAGATTGTCTAACTACTTTTTCTATAGATACAGAAGCAATATTAGCTACTATATCTGTTCCATTACCATCTACAAATTTAAATATATTACCTATTTCAGAGTTTAACGCTACGCCCTCTGTAAAAGTACCTGTAGGATTAGTTACTGCAGTAGGAGCAACAGAACCTACACTAATAGAACTATTTAATACTTCTAATTTGCCACACAAACTAGTTTCATAATATAAATCTAAAGCAGACATAACAGGAGCGGTTTCAGCAACTGATAACACTGGCTGCATAGCTTCAATAGAAGGATCACTAGCACTAGGAGAAGCTACATAATTAGTATCTTTTAAACCTGATACTATAGCACCAACAGGATTATTAGGATTTGAAGATGTGCTAAACTGCATTATAAATGGATTTTCTTCTGATCCATAAAATGATTGTTTATCTGAAACATCACCCCAAGGTAAAGCACCACTTGGTGTTGGAAAGTCAGTACCACTAGGAACTGTTGTTCCACCGTATACGCCTTTATCAGCATTGGCAACAAAAGGTATAGCTGCTAATTCTGATTCTCTAGCTGTAGATATATTTAAAACATTTTGCAAACTAACATTGGGATAATATTGTACATTTTTAGGTATTGGAACTTCTTTTGTATTTACACCAGTATTGCTAGTTATATTGACATTAGGGTTATTTACTCTAATATAAAGTATTTCATCACTGTTAAATTCTCTATCAGTAGGTCCAACTTCTCTTAAATTTCTAGGTACTTTGTTTATATTATCTCCAATTAAAGTAGAAAAAGCTATTTTACCTCTTTGAGTTGGGTTAAAAGTAAATGGTGCTGAGCCTTTTCTGTTTTGCACTGGATAACCGTTTACAAAACCTGGTAAATACACATTGTAATATTCTTGTTCTTGTTGTTTTACTACAACTTTATATGAATACCAACCTAATGGATTTGAATTACCAACATTAACTGTAAAAGTACCAGCTCCACCACCACCTGTAACAGTTAATTCATTACCTTGTGTATAACCTTTTCCACTAGTCATTATTTTTATTCCAGTAATAGCACCAGCATTAACACTTGTAACTACAACAGTACAACCAGTACCACTACCACCACTTGTTTTATATGTTTTACCCGCTACATAATCAGCATCACCATCAGTAATAGCTATTACACTAGAAACATGACCAACATCTTTATATACACCTGGAGCACCTATAGAAGCATTAGCAGTAGAAGCTATTTCTTCATCTATGTTTAATGTTAAATTTTCACCAATATAACCTAAAACACCACCATCAGAAGTGTTACCTGATTCAGTTTTATAATTAACAAAAACGCTTGATCCATCTAACTGTGTATTATTATCATAAGTAGATAATATAACGTCAGATTGTCTGCCGTAATAATCTGCTAAAACAAAACCAACTTGATATGTTCTATTTGATTTAACAGAGTGATAAGGATATTGAGTATAATAATCAGATATAACTTTTCTACCAGAAAAACCTACACTATATTTTATAGATTCTGGCGGTGTCATTCGCTCAACTATATTACCATAAATAATTCTATTTGAAGTTGTTTCTTGAGCCAAAGCTTTAATAGGAACTTTATCGTAAACTCTAGTTGTTTGATTTTGAGGTAAAGTTTTATAAGGCTTAGTGGATTTATATCTATAATCTAAATATCTTTGACCAACAATACCGTGAATAGGATCGTCATATTCTATAGTAGAAATTTGTGTATTTTGAATATCATCTACAGATAAAGTATCAATAACTTTAACAGATAAAGCATCAGACTCTTTATACAATATATCTATTTCTTTAACATCAAACTCTTGCCTTAAATTATTTTTTGTATCAGGTAAAGGTACTTTTAAATCAATAGTATCTACATTGTTTTCAAACCACTCAACAACTGTACTAGTGTAACTATCTTTTTCATCTTGATAATAATTTTTATCTCTAGTAAACTCATCAGGTTGTGTTGTTAAATCAGTAACACCATCAACTTGTCCTAAATTAAACTGACCAAATTGCTTTGGAATAAACATTATTTGGCTAAAAGGAGCCATTAAAGAATATTCATTATCATTAAACCTATATCTATAGCTAAATCTTACAAATTTATCATCTAAAAATTTAGGATCACCAGGAGCACCAGCTTCATAATCTGGATTGTGAGCTATTTGTATATTATCATTAGCAGACATCCCGTGGTTTTGATCAAAAGTTAATTGCCATATAAAACCTGTATTTATCCCACCACTTGCTGGAGTTGAATTAATTATAACATTTGTTATTCTTAAACCTGCAGGAGTTGCACCTGGATTAGTTAAATTAGTAACTATATCTCCAACTCTAGGTATACCACCAAAATTTACAGGATATGTAGCTTGATCATTCCATTGGCCTATTCTTACTATAGTGGTGCCTTGAACAGTTCTAACTTTTTGTGTAGAGTGATTAGGAAGCAAAGAATCATGAACATTTTTCATCGATGTTCTACTAAAATCTATTTTAAATCCAGCTGGTATAGGATTTGGTAAAGCTTCTGATACTGTAAAATTAGTTGTACTATTTACTTTAGTAACAGTTATAACACCTTGTGTATTTGTAGGACCGATAAATAATTCAGTCGCTGATGGACCTTTATTGTTATCTGATAATATATCACCTACTTTAACATTTGGTTGAGCCTGTGTAACAACTAATGTTGTTGTTCCTGCGCCCGAAGAGTAAGTTGCTGTAGATCTTTCCATAGGAATAATAACATCATATGGATAATATCTTGCTACAGATAATTGAGCTTCTTCAGTATAAGCAGCTCCTTGAGATGTAGCGGGTGCATTTCTAGCTGTTGTTATGTTTATTCTACGTGGTTGATTTAAATTATCAGTAAAAAATAATAATTCTTCTATTATATTTACACCGTATATAGGAAACTTTTTATTGAAATTTAAAAAGTGACCACTAACAAGAGTTGTAGGACTACCTGGATTAGATAAATCAAACTCTATTATTAAACACGTACTTGTTGAAGGAGCTCTTACATCTGCACTATCATTAGAAAAATCAGTTGCAAATATATAAACTCTATTGTTAGTTTCGTCTACACAACTACCAATAACATTAGCTTTTTTATTACTAGCTATAGTACCTACATTTGTATTACCTAAAATATTTTCAAACTCACCTACAGTACTACCTTCAGATCTACTGATTAATAAGTTAACAGCTTCTCTATATTCACCTTGTGGTAGAATACGAGAGTCAAGATCTTGATTCATTCTCCCTTTGAGAAAATTATTTTTAATTTCTGGCATACTTTAACGTTTAATCCATTTAGATTTATTACGCATTACTTGTACTATTTCATCTAATTTAATATTAGATAATCTTATTTTTGCGTTACGCAATGCTGCGTATCTTTGTCTTTTATATTGAGGAGCTATAGCTGCTGTATCTCTTCTAGTTGACATTATGCTATATAATAAATGTTGATACATAGCTTCTTCGGCTAGTTTAGGTATTTTACTGTCTAAATCATACGCGAGTCCATCAGATATATATTCTAATATTATTAACTTACCACTTAAATCACTAGAGAAATTAAATGTACCTCTTCTTTCATCTATATTAAACCAACCATTTATCTGCATATTTACAGGATCACCACCGTATCTTTGCCCATAAAAACCAAAAGCACCACCAGGTTCACCCCACCAATCATACATGAATAACAGTGGATTATCTGTATTTGTAGGATAAAAACCTGTTATATTATTAGGATTTGCAGCTTGCCATCTTTCGTTTGTTAGTGATGTTCCTTCTACATTATCGCTAAAATTATCTTGTATTGGTTTACCACTTTTATCTTGTACAGGAGTATAATAAGGACTACTAGTTAATTGAGTTGGATATATAGTATGCTTTACACCATTACCATCTACATAAGATAATTTAACATAATTAACATAATCTTGAGGTATTACTAATGATAAGTTATCTGGAACTGTTAGTTCTTGAGATTTAATACTTTTTAATGTATCATAACTAAATTCTTGTAAACCACGTTTAGCATGAAATATAACATCTGTTCTATTAACTCTAGGTATTAATTTATCTTGACCTACATAACCTACAATAAAGTTGTTAACAATATCGTTTAATTTTATATATTCATAACTACCATAATTATCTTCTACTGCACCTTCTTTTAATTGTACTTTTACATATGTTCCTGCTGGTTGTTGAGCAAGTGTTATTCTACTGGTAATATTTGCACCATCTTGTACATATTCAAGTGTATAAGCTGTAATATATTCTGTATAGTTATTAATACCGTTTGGACTAGTATATATTTTAAAGTTATTCTGCGTATAATTAGGATCTGTAGGCGCATAACTAGTTGTGCTACCTAATACCAGTTTAGTATTAAAAGTAAAATTATATACAGCGGTTGGAGCTGAAGCATATATAATCTGCGCACCGGCGTAATATTGTAAATTATTTTCACGGATTAATCCGCCATCTGGTTTAGGCATATCTTATTGTTTTGCGTTTTGTTGTTCTGCAGCTATTTCTTGTTGAGCTACTTGTACTATACTAGGATCGTTTATTATTACTCCAGCATAAGCTAATACTCTTATAATAGTATTGCTTTGTTCTGATGATGCTATTTCAAAATCTACAGAGTTACCAGCATCGTACTGAAATTGACCTAACGTACCTACACTATAAGCCCATTTAACATCAGCTGGTTTTTTAACATATGAAAAAGTTACATCAGCCGGTGTTATTATACTCGTAGGATATATAAAAAATTTATCGTTCTCATATAAAAATATAGGAAAGTCTGTGGTAGGTTGAGTTAACGGGGAAAGTAATAATTGTGTTATCTCGTTTCTCTGTGCATATTGAGTAAGTTGAACTCCTTTATAAAAAACAGAACCAACTCTATATACATCTGTAGGTACTAATGTAAATGGATTAGCTCCAGCTGTAGTACCTGTTCTTTGAAAATATTGTAGTTTCTGTTCTATGTTTTCTACTCTATTAGAATACTCTGTATCATTTTGAGGCAATCGATACTGTTGATTTAAGTCTTCAAAATAACTTTCAAATATATTTAACTGCACCTGTGTTGCAACTTTGTTAAATTCATCAGGTGTCATATATCCTCTTTGTTGTTGATTAAGTATTAACAAGACTGTTTTATATACAGTGTTTACGTTTATTGCCATTATAATATTTTTATAAAAAGGCGGGCGAACCCGCCTTAATTATTTATTTTAACTTTTTAGCAATAGATTTATACATTTCTACTCCTTCATCTGTTTTAAACCAAGCAGCTAATGCTGAATATGGGTTTTCATCAAAAGGTACACTAAATAGTTTTCTATCATTTTTACCTATTGTAAAGCTTCTCTGATCTTGTGATAAATTTATAATACCAGCTTCAGTAGCTTTAACGCCAAAGTTTCTAAGCTCTACATTATCATCTTTTGCTAACTCTAAGAATAAATATGATTGATCTTTAGCAAATTTAAGTAAATCTCTTCTTAATTCTTTAGAACTTAATTCATTTACTCTAGAACCTATTTCAGTTCTCATAATAGCTTCTGCTTTATCAATATCCATATCTCTTGCTAACATCATAGCATCAATTTGATAATTAATAACTTCTACTTCATCTTCGGCTTCTTTTACAGGCATTAACTCTTGAAATCTTTTATTTCTATCAGGATGATATAATGAAAGTAATTTTTGTAAAGCCTGTTCTTCTTTTGGTACAAAAAGAGCTCCATTTTCAAAAACAATATGTCTTAATGTTACTTCTCCTTTTTGCTCATCAACAAAAGGTGATGATTGATTAGTAGCATATCTTAACGCTCTTTGTGTATTATTATCTGTATCAAAATATAACAGAGGATATTTTTCTGTATGTCTTGATTTTATTGTAAATGTTAAAGGGTTTCTATCACCTCTTATAACATATCTTCTATCTTTTATTTCCCAACCTATTTCAGCTGAGTTTACTTTTTTTTCTTTTGACATAATATAATATAATTAAATAAGTTAAAGGTATTGGGCGCCGAAGCGCCCTTACCTTATAAAAAATTAAGCTACAAATAATACGAAATTATTTCTTGCTTGAGTACATAGACATCTTTCTGATAAGAAGTTAACTTCCATAGCATCAAGAGTAGAAGTACTAGCACCGCCAACAGAACCTGTTAACCATGATTTCATTCTTCTATCATCAGCTTGAGAAGCTCTATATCTTACGTGTAAGAAAGGTCTTCTAATGTTTGTTCCTAGTAATTGATCGTATACTGTAGAAGTTCCAGCAGGTACTAATACACCATCGATGTTATCACCATTAACAAAGTTTGAAGATCCACCTCTTAATGAAGCGTCGTTTAAGTATTTCCAAGAAGTTTTATAGAAGTCATATGAACCTCTTCTAAATCCAGAGAAACCTAAGTTAAGCGCCATGTCTTCAGAGTTTTCAAATACACCGTAAGATGTACCACCAGCTCCGTAAGAATTTTGCTGTGCTAACATATTATCAAATAATAGTTCAGTTTTTCTGTCTAAGAATAACATATTTTCTTCAATTGCTCCTTGACTGTCTAATAATCTTAGTACAGAGTCGAAATCTTGAAGTGATCCAGCGTAACCAGAAAGTACATTACCACCATTGTTGATAGCAGCAAATAAACCTTCAGTACCGATTTGACCAGCAGTAGCTCCTGTAACACCAGCTTGTGCTCCAATAGTAGCAGCAATAGCGTTTGTAGCAGCTAATTCACCTTCAATCATTGACATCTCTAAGTAATCTTCAAATCTTAATCTAGTCTCACCTTCAGCTTTTAAATACCATAGGTAACCAGAGTTACCATCTTCAGTAGCAACCTCAACCCAACCGATTTGAGCTGTATCAGAACCAGATACCGCGTATCTATCTCTAATAATTATTGGTTTGTTACTAAATACTGATAATTGTGGCTCAATAGACTGAGAAGCTCCTGGTCCAGTAACACCTTTAGCAAATTCAGAACCGTAGACAAATATCTTTAATCCAGTTCTGTTAGCAGCTCCAGCGTTAACGTTTGCTCTTGTATAAGCTTGTACAGTAAGAACTCCAGTTGCAGGATTTGCAGTTGCACCAGAAGTTAATACCATTGCTTTACAAGTAAACGAAGGATCAGCAGGATCCATAATTACAATAGTTTGGTTAGGGAAAACAACGTTTACGATGTCTGCACCTATACCTTGAATAGTTAAAGTGTTTGCAGTACCACCATTACCACAAGTTACATTATCATAAGAGATATGTAATCTGTTTTGCTCAGACCAAACAACTTGATCAGACATCATTGGCATTTCTGCTCCCACCATTCTTAAGAAGCCTCCAATCGTTCTGTTTCCATAACGCTCTACCTCGGCTTCATAAATTTCAGGTAGATATTGTTGCGCGAAATCGTTTCCACCCCCATCAGCAAAATTTAAATAGTTTGTTGCTAACGTTTCTAACTTAGGAGTAGGTACTAGACTTCCGAACTGAGGACTTAATACACTCATTTTAAATAGTTTTAATTGTTAAATTTACTTTTTTTAATTCTCAATTTTGAACTATCCACACCGTCTATAGCACGAACTTTAAATCCACCAACAAAAATATCACCTTGAGTTTGACGAGCTTCATTAGAAATATTCTTTGAGCCGTCTACTACAGTTTTAATTCCATCAGATTTTCCTTGTTCGTAAAAATGATTTACTATTTTATCTATATTCTGTGCAGCATATATAGCCTTATGATAACCTTTCGTATCTTTAACATTACCTTCATTGTCTAAGAACCTCTCGACGAAGTTGTTTAAATTTGATTGATTCTCTGCAACATCATTAGGATTTTTAACACCATATCTAAATCTTTTTTCACCAACTTCGAAATCAAAACCTTTGAAATCATCAGCAAAATAATTTTTAGTGTTGTTAACAAACTTTTCGTGTTGTTGCGTTGCTATTTCTTGTTCTTTGTTGTAGCGATTAAAAAAGTCCATAGCCTTTTGTTGTTCTTGAGTTACTCCAGGTCTTAATTTGATCTCGTCATAATACCTTTTCTTCAAGTCTTCTAAATGACTACGTGCTTCTGCAACCGCTTCTTTTTTAGCGAGTTTCTTTTTTCTGATGTCTCGCTCTTCATCAACGTCCGCATCATACTTAAATTGATCTTCCATTACAAATGAAATTTCATCATGAGTAAGATGTGGCTTAGTATTTTTATAGTATTCTCTAAGTAAAGCTTCATCATCAACATTAGAATAGTCATGATTTAATCTTACATAGTCTTGAACAGTACCACCAGTTTCTTCCATAAAAGATACAAGTTTTTCAATGTTTTCAGGTAATTGTCTACCTAATACTTGTTCATCTCTTTTAGCTTCAGCTACTTTCTGTTCTACTTTTTTTACTTGTTCTTGTTCTTCTTTATTAAGTTCGACAATAGGCGATTCGGACTTTTGTACTTCATCTGTATTGCTGACCCGTACTTCTCCGTCCACTTTCTTGCTAGCTTCGGGTTTGTCGCCCACAGGTACTTTCTTTGTTTCTCCGATTTGAATGGCATTGTCTTCTTTTTTAATTTCTACTTTTACTGGCTCCTCTACTTTTACATTAGGATCTTTTCTTAAATCAACCTTTACAGGTTCATTTTTTGCAGTAAATTTTTTAGGCTTTGATTTGATCTTCATATCACCGCCTTCTGATTTGACTTCTTGAGTCACCTCAGGCTTCTTTGTTTCTTTTTCTGACATAATAAAATATTATAAAATTAGTTATACTGCCGGAGGCATTTGATCCGGACTTTCTTTTTCAAAATCTGTAGGCATAAGATTTAATTGTCTTTGCTCAATCATTTTACTTTGTTGAGTGCCTTCCATTTTTGTTCTTTTATCTTTACGATCTTCTATATATTGCTCTTTTGTTCTTATAGAGTCAACTTCCATACGTTTTAACTCTAAATCAAACTCATGCTGCAATTGCATTTCTCTTTGTCTTATAATAGACTCTTGCTCTATACGTTGTAAAGCCATTTGATTTTTAGCTTGTTCATACTGAACATTTGAAGCCGTAAGAGCTTGTTGTTTTTGAAGTTCAGCTTCAGCAATAGCTTGAGCAGAAGCTGCTTTAGCTTGCTCTGCTGATGCAGCCATAGCTTGTTGCTGCTGATCTAAACGTTTTTGTTTTTCTTTACGTTTTTGCTTTAATACATCATTAGCTAGTTTAATATTTTTTATTCTTCTAATATCAATAGCATCCTCTAAATCTATACCACCTTGCTGTATAGCCATTTGAATATTTTGTTCTAACCTTTGTTTTTCTTCTTCTTCAGGTTCAAGTTCTAAGTATATACCAAAATCATGTAATGGTAAATTTTGTATCTCAGCTAATGTACCTACATTATAAGTAGATATAGAACTTTTTAATGAATTTAATATTAATGGATTTTTTAAAGAATCTGCAATTTTTAATGATATATTTTCACAACTTCTCAGCGTAAGCCATAAACTAGCCTGCATTACATGTCTAGTAGCTGTATTAGACGCGTTAACAGCCATTTTTTGTAAACCTACTAAAGTATCTTTTTCTGGCATACTACCATCTCTAGCTTCATTTAAACCTGTACAATCTCTAATTAATTGTAAATAATATTGATAGGTTTGAATTAAACTAGCTATTTTACCTTGACCACTAGATGTTTGTAATTCTTGAATAGGAACTTTACCTGGATTCATATCACCTTCTTGTGTCATTGATCTACCTACAATACTACCAGTTTGAAAATACATGTTTAATGCTTCTGCTGGATTATAATTTGTACCATTACCTAAATCAACTTCAGCAAGACCATCCATATCTAAAAACACACCATCTGGTACTGTACGAGCAATTACTTGTTGTAGTTTTAAATGTGTTATTTGTATCATATCAGCAAAACCTGTACACTTACTAACAATAGATTCTACTTTACCTTTATACATACGTGGAGCACATATAGCATAACTCATTTCAACTTTAGTATTATCAGCAAATGGTCTTGTCATGTTTTCAGATAAATCCCATTTAATTAACTCGTTGTTACCTAAAACTTTTACACCTTCGTATAATACTTCGATTTTTCTAGCAACTCTTTGAAAATTATCATTAGGTTCTGGATTAAAAGTATCAGGTTTTTCTAATGCTTTTTCTAAACCATTATCAGTTTGTTTTATTTTAAAAACTTGAGTATTATAGGTTTTATATTCAAAAAATAAAACAGATACAGTGTTAGGATCGTAAGAATTATAACCATACATACTTACTCTGTCTTTGTTATAACCTTTTGTCTGCTCTATTTTTTTTAATTGTTCTTCGCTTAAATACGGAAATTGTTTTGCTATTTCAGGAATAGTCAACTGCTTTACTTCACCTACATAATATATATCTTCAAAATGAGGATCTTCTGTATAAGAATATATTAAATTAACTGGATCAACATATTTTAAGTTAACGCCATTAGATGGGTTAAAAGCAGTTTTAACAGCTCCAATACCTAATGTAACTAAATCATAGTTAAATCTTTTCTTTATATTATCAAATCTATTTCGCTTTAACGTATTGTTTATTACTTCTTCTTCTGCTATTTCAATAGAATCTTTGTAAGACAACTGCATGTGAATATCTAGTTCTTCTGGAGTTTCAGGTAGTTTTGCAGGATCTGTTTGAAACTCGTTTATACCTAGAGTTTGTTGTAATTCATTTAAATAAGGTTTTGCTGCCATATCTTGTAATATAGCTGTTGCATAGTCAGTTTTTTTCTTTAAAGCAGTAGGATCTTGAGCAAAAGCTTTTATTTCATAAAGCTTGTTATTCATACCGTTACTAACTATATCTACAAATTTAGATAATACAGGTACTGGTTTCCAGTCTAAATTAAGATAAGATAAATCACCGTTAATCGCTAATTCATCTTTATACTTTTGCACTGACTGCTCACCTCTTGCGTATAACCTTAATGTATGGTATCTATTATAAGATGTAGCAAATCTAGTACCATTACCGCCTTGTTGCCACCATTCACCTTCTATAGCCTGTGCAACTTGTCTTCCATATTCTTCTGAAGATTTTTCAGCATCAGAGACTGTTTGGCTAGGAAAAGCACTGTTTGGATTTGCGTATATATTCATTTACTTAATTATTTTTGATAACGAACCTCGATTATCATATTTTTTAATTCCTAAATCTATTGGTTCACGTTTTCTTCTACTAACTGGCGCGTATCTATTTTTATTACACGCCATCAAAGCTAAACCTGAACTAATAGAGGCATCATGTGTTGTTCTATTGTTTATATCAAAAGCTGCCCAGTCCTCTAGTGTTCGTTGAAAGTATATAGTACCATAACTATCACCATTAAATCCTACAGCTGTTTCAATATAAGACTCTATAGCTGCAGCGTGAGCTTGTTTAATATCTTCACTTGAATTAGGTATACCACCTATTTCTTTTTCTGTTACTGATAATTTATTCCAAATTTTATCAGGTCTATTCATTGCAAAACCTCTATAACCTCTTCTTTTAAAATGATATAAAAGTCTAGGTTTATTGTTTTCTACAAGTATTGGCATACCATAAAACACGCATGCCATTAATACATCTTCAAAAAATACTTCAGCAGTCTGTGGTCTTGCTATATATTCTAAAAAGAAATGATCAGCTGGTGCATTTTCCATACTAAACTTAGTAAGTCCATGCAACGATCCATTAGAACCTCTTTTGTCTACAGTTCCTGATATATCATAAGGATCACAACCAAACGCGCCTATATGATCATTACCAGGATATTTTATACCGTTTTTTTCTATATATCTATTTTGTAAGTTTTTATCTGGAATCCAAGTTATAAAAAATCTTCCTTGATTATTAGGTGCAAATATAACTCTACTATCTTTTATACCATTTTCCCATAAAAAATTACCTTGAGTAACTAGTTTTTTATTATCTTCATCTTCATTAAAATCTATCTGTTGATATATTTTTGTTAAGTTAAATAATGAAGACTTTGATTCATCTCTAAACGCGTGTTTTGTAGTTCTAGGAAACTGTCTATAAAACTCGTTTAAAGCATCTTGATTATCTTTTAATCCGTCAACTTCATTTTCCCAGTACTCAATAACGCCAAGGTCGATAAACTCGCCTTGTGGTCCAAGTACTTCTTTGTCGGGAGTGTCGAAGACAGGTAAGCCATAAGAATCAATGTAGCCTTCGTAGTTCCATTCCATAGGTATGAACAAAGAATATAATCCCGAACTAGTCTGTCCGTTGCGGTTTCTTTTGGTAACATCTGATTCATCATATAATTTTTTAAAGTTTCTACCACCTTTATCTAAAGCGTTAGATGTTGAACCCATCATACACTTACCAATAATTTTACTACCTAATCTTAATGTCGTCTTGGTGACACGCCAGTTGTTGAGGATGTTGTTGGGCTTTTCCCACTTCCCCGATTCATCATGAACGAGGAGTTTGAGCTTCTCCCCATCGTAGGAGTTGTCGCCGGTATTCTTCCAGTCGATGGTGGTGTCAAGTCCCTGTAGTTCGTCCTGTAAGGTTTCATCGGTGGTGGTGGCGGTGATGGAACGTCTGGTAAACTTGGAGGCTGGGACACGGTAGGCAAGCTCGGTCTTTGGACGGTCCATTCCGTCCTGGGTCGGCTTGAAAAAGAAGGGGTAATTAACTGATATGGGTACCACCTTATCTGTGAACATCTTCTTGGCATCAGGTCCAGACTTGGATAATATACCATACCTGGAGTCACTTGATATGGTTGCCAAGTTAACCACCTCTCCTGAGGCCATGAAAGAAAACCCGGACCGCCTATTCTTAAGGTAACACATCCCA